CCGCTACGTAAGAGTTTTTACACGTGCGGGTGGAGCGACCTCACGTGTAGAAAAAGCTGGAGCCGCTCCCCGGCGGGTGCGGCTCCAGCGTTATCAATTCGAGAATGGAGCACCCTATGCCACTCAACCATGACCCGGACGCCTCCGTGGTCGCACTGTTTAAGAACCACGCCACCAAGAACGAGCAGAAAAGCCTCGAGGCGGGCCGTCCAATCTATGACGATATGGAAGTCGTCGAGCTGCGGTATCCCGGCTCCAAGAACGTTGGCGTCTACCCGGCACTATTCTTCTCGCATTGGGGCCAGGATCCAGAAACCGGCGAGCAGGTCCCGCTGACCTACGCGGAGCGGTTCTCGCGCCAGTACAAGCAATTCAAGATGATGACCGCGCAGACCAAGAGCGGTACGCCCCTGTCACACGCGCCGTTCCTGACCGAGGGGCGCCGCGCCGAGCTGCGTGCGCTGAATGTCTACACGGTCGAGGCGCTCGCCGGCGTCGACGGCGTCGAGCTGAAGAACCTCGGCCCTGGCGGCCGCGAGATCAAGAACCAGGCGGTCGAGTTCATCGAGGAAAGCAAGCGCGGCGCGCCCAACCTGCAGCTGATGGCCGAGCTCGAGGCGCTGAAGGCCCGCAATGTCATCCTCGAGGAGGACATGAAGGAAGCGCGCGAGCGCAAGCAGGAAAAAGCAGCAACGCCGGTGTCGGCGTTCGACAACATGGATACCGAAGCGATCCGGCAGTACGTCACGACGCAAACCGGCGTGGCGCCGAAGGGCAATATTGCGCGCAAGACCCTGGTGCGAATGGCCGAGGAGGCTAGTCCAGACAAGGTTGCATAATGACGATCCTGTCGATCATCCGAGACGTCTGCGCCACGGTAGGCGTGCAGCAGCCAACCTCGGTGTTCGCCGGGATCGCAGGCAACCGCACCATGACGGAGATGTTGTCGCTCGCCAATGAAGTGGCGCAGCGCATCGCTTACGATACGCGCGATTGGAGCATGCTTAAAAAATCGGTGAAATACGTCGCTACCTCCGGCGCCGTGATCGACCCCGACAACCCGATGACGATCGGCTGCAGCGCCTTCAACCTGCCGGCGGACTACAAGCGGATGCTGCTAACGTCGAACCTCTGGCGCTCGACCTCAGGCACCACGCCGATGATGCTGGTCACCGACACCGACGACTGGATGAACCGCCGCCTCGCCAACTGGGGCAACCTGACCTACGGCGAGTGGACCATGGCCGGCGGCCAACTGCTGCTGCACCCGGCGCTAGACACCGACCAGTTCGTGTATTTTTCCTACCTGCACCGCAACTGCGTGGCACTGGCGTCCGGCGGTTTAGGCGACAGTTTCATCAACGACCTCGACCGCTACGCGATCGATGAGCGGCTGTTGAAACTCGGGATAATTTGGCAGTGGAAGGCCCTGAAGGGCTCGCCCTACGCGGAGGACATGGGCACCTACGCCGACGCGCTGACCAATTTGATGGGCGCCGACGCGCCGGCACCGATCATCATTGGCCGCAAGTCGCGCTCCACGTTCCCTGACGTCATCTTTATAGGGCCAACACCGACATGAGCGTGCACCAATTCTTTCGCCGTGAGCCGGTGCCGGCCCAGGCCGCGCAGCACCTGCAGCCGCAGACCATCCCGGCGCCGTTGCGCGGTTTGGTCGAGAGCGAAAACCTGGCCTACATGCAGCCGGGCGCCGCCGTCGTCTGCGACAACTGGGCGCCGACCCTGCGCGGCACCAAGATCCGCGGCGGCTCGGTGCGGTGGTGTGATCTTCATTCGCTCGATACCACGGTGCCGCCGATCCCGAGCGACCTGCGTAAGCCTGTCGTGTCGGCGTTCGAATATGAATCCGGCAACATCAGACGAATGTTTGCGGGGCAAGACGCCAAGCTATTCGACGTCACCTTCGCCGGCGCGCCAACACTGGTGAAAAGCGGCCAGACCAGCGGTAATTACTGCGCTTCACAGATGGCCGTGCCGACCGGCGCCGGCGCCGTTACCGACTACATGCTGGTGCTGAACGAGGGCGGCGATTACCCGTTGCGTTATGACGGCACCAGCTGGACCACGCTCAATGGTGGTCAAATCCACTACGACGGCACGCCGGCGACCTCGGTCGTGCTGGGGCACAACCTGACCTACGTCTGGAAGTACCGCAATCGATGGTTCTTTATCGAGGGCGGCACCATGAACGCTTACTACCTCGGGATCAATTCGATCCAGGGGCAGCTACTCATGATCCCGCTCTCGGGTGCGGCTACCAAAGGGGGAAAACTGCTCTTTGGTGCGACCTGGAGCGTCGATGCCGGCGACGGCATCGACGACAAATGCGTGTTCGTCACCGACCTCGGTGAGGTGCTGATCTTCACCGGCAGCAATCCCAGTGACCCCGCCAACTGGCGCCAGGAGGGCCGCTACCAGATCGGCAAGCCAATGGGCATGAACGCCCACGCCTCGCTCGGCGGCGACCTGCTAATCGCCACGGTCGATGGTCTCACACCGCTCTCGGCTTCGATCTCCAAGGACTCCGCGCAGCTCGAGCTGGCGATGCTGACCAAAAACATTAGGAGTACATGGCGCCGTGAGGCGCTGACCAAGAACGACCGGCCCTGGAGCCTGGAGCGTTGGGACGAGTACGGCGCCATGTTCGTGGCCTGGCCGGGAGGTGCCCGTAACAACCGCTACTGCGGCCTGGTCAACACCGCCACCATGGCCTGGGCCAGGTTCACCTGGCCGGCCACCTGCTTCGCCCGGCTTCGCGGCGACATGTTCTTTGGCACCATGGACGGCCTCATCATGCAGGCCGACCGCACCGGCACCGACGACGGCGTGCCCTACGTTTGCACTCTGGTCGGCGGCTGGGAGATGTTTCAGTCACCTCCGAACACTGTGGTCTGGCACCAGGCACGCGCCACCTTCAGCTCACGCTCAGGCGAAACCTTCATACCCCAAATCACTGCCTGCACCGACTACGTGGTGACGGTGCCGCAGCCGCCGCCGCCAGGTCTCGACCCTGGCACCTCCGACGTTTGGGACCAGGGGCTGTGGGACCGGGCGAAGTGGGACCAGGAGGCGCCGCGGTCAGGATCCGCGGTCAAATCTACGGGGTGGGTATCGGTCGGTATGACCGGATACAGCCACGCGCCGGTGGTGCAGGTGACGATCGCGCAGACCGCCAAGCCGGATATCGAATTGATCTCTATCGCGGCGACGTTCGAACGCCTCGGCGTCAACGTTTAGGAGCGCGCCATGCCTGCACTCGGTGACCTCTTCGCCCCCGCCTACCTCAAGAGCGACCCAACGTCGGTGCAGACCCTGCAGACGTGGACCGACAAGAACCGTCCGATGACCAACGCCATGGTCGAGCAGAGCCGCGCGCCGGTGGCGGGGGTCAACACCGGCAACCCCGCCGGCATGGTCGACCCCGAGGCGCTGCGGACACTGTCACAAGGCGGCGCCTACGACATCAACGCGCGCCGCGACTCGGTGGCGGCGGCGGCGCAGGCGCAGCAAAAGGCAGCGGCTGCGCAGCCGCAGAACCCGATGGCGGCGTATTGGGCGGCCTACGGGCAGCGCATGGGCGTGAACCCCTACGCAAACGCGGGGTGGCAAACGGGCAATCAGCTCCCCGGCCTGATGGGCGGGGACGGCACCGGCTTCATGGGCGGCGGTAACTACGGCAACCCGTACAACGACCCATTCCAGATCCCACCGGGAGGCGCGTAATGTCATTCTGGTATGACCCAATGGTCAACACGCTCGGAATGCCGGGCAATGACGGCGGCGTGGCCGCGCGGCTTAATGCGTCGTTCGCCGCGCAGCCGGCCCAGAACGCGGCGCTCGCCGCGCAAAACCAGGCCGCCCTGAACAACGCCTACGGCCCGATGGGCTTTGGCGGCCAGACGGCGATGTACGCCGGCCTCGGTGCCGCCTACGGCCGCGCCACCGGCGGCTTCGCCGGCGCGCCAGGCCGCGTCGGCACCATCAGCAACCCCGGCACGTCCAATCCAGGGTATCTGATGCCGCAGGCGCAGCCGCGGGCACCGGCGGCTGTCTCCCCCGCCGCGTCCGCGGCCTGGGCGCGGACGCTGTACAACCCCGCCCCGATGGGGCCGGCGCAGAGTTTCTCACCGAACTATTCCCCGCTTTCGACCCGCAGTTTTACGCCGCAGGTGCCGACGCAAAGCTTCAATGACATCTGGAGCAGCCGCGGCGCGCCGGCGATGTCGCCCTCGGCGATATCAGCGCAACAGCTCCAGATGTGGAACCGAGGCCTGCCGGCGCAGGGTGGGTTCGGCACTCCGGGAAGTGGCAATGCCTCGCTACCGCGGGTTTACATCAACTCGCCCGCGCCCGCCGCCACCCGCGGCTCAACCATGCCAAGCTTTAACAGCGCGGCGCAGCAGCTCATGGCGCAGCGGAATTTCACCCAGCCGGCCAGCTTCGATAGCCGGTTCAACGCGATGCTCCCTAGAGTAAATCCAGGGCCGTCCAACTACTTCGACAGCATCACCCAGGCGGCGCGGCAGCAGCCCTTCCTCGACGCCTACCA